AATTGATAGGACGGAAAACGCCTTCTAATATGCTAGATATGCTATCCCAATTTCGTTGCACATATCCTTTAATAGAATTCAAGACATTTGACGTTTTAGAACTTAAACCGTCCCATGAATCGCCGACTTTATTTTTTACTTTTCCCCACACATCTGACGTAACTGAACTAATAGTATTCCAGTTGTCAGAAACCTTGCTTTTTACAGCACTAGCTTTATCAGATACGATAGAAGAAATTTTGCCCCAAGCGTCGGAAACAGCGCCAGAAACAGTACCCCAAATTCTAGAAGTTACATCTTTAACCGCGTTCCAGCCATTTGAAACAGTTTCTTTAGCAGCGTTAATTTTCTCGCTAATGTAACCTTTAATTTTATTCCAAACATCGGATATAAAAGTTGCTACTTTATTCCACACTTCAGACGTGACATTCGAAATAGTATTCCAATTATCTTTTACAGTATTGTAAACTTTGCTTCCGAAATCTTTAACATAACCCCAAATTTTGTCCCATATACCTTGCAAAGTATTAGTAATCCAATTCCAGGTATCGGAAGTTGCTGTTTTTACTGTATCCCACAGACTAGATATAGTATCAACCAACATGTCTTTATATTTATTAAATGTATCTTTTATAGCGTTCCAGGCTTGTTCTATATAAGGTTTTATCCATTCCCAAAATTTAGTGACAGGTTCTTTTATCTGATCCCAAATCAAAATGAAAACTGTCAATAATAATTTAAGTGGTAAAGTTATAATGTCGAACAAGATATTCCAAGCTGTTTGTGCAACTTCTTTCAAACCTTCCCAAAATGCAGAAAATCCATCCTTTATGGCTGTCCACACATCATCACAAATTTGTTTGAACGAATCCCACATTTCAGAAAACCATGTTAAAATACCGTCCCAAATCTCTTGTGCTTTCGTACCAACGCTAGTCCAGAAATCGGACCAGGCTGTTTTAAACTCTTCCCATTTTGTAGAAAAATATTGAACTACACCGTCCCACCAAACACCTAAATTAGTTGTGAATTCTTGCCATTTTGTAGAAACTGTTTCTCCTAAACTTGACCATAATTCAGAAAACCATGTAGTAAATTGAGTCCACTTTTCTTTTAACCAATCAGTTATACCGCCCCAGTTATTAAATATAGCTATAGCAGCTACTACAATTGCGATAATTCCAGCGATAGCAGCAACAACGGCGGCAACTGGCGCGCCAATGAAACCAGCAATTACAGTTACAACTATCGTTATTCCTTCAGCTAACATACCGATAAAGCCAACTAATCCACTAATTAACGGCCCTAATTTCATAAACCAACCAGCTAACGTACCTATACCACTTATAAATGGGCCTAGTATCATCATTATCGGCCCCAATACAGTTGCTATTCCGCCGATTATAGCTATCGTTTTTTGAGCTTCTGGTGATAACGAATTAAATGCATCGGCAATAGATTTAACTGCATTCTTTACATCAGGCATGATTTTTTCGCCTAAATCTAAAAGCATTTCACCAATAGGTCTCATTGCTTCTTGAAATTCTCTGAATGTCTTTTGAAATCTAACACCAAATGTATCTTCTTGAACTTTCTGTAATCTCCCCATTGCACCCTCGGTTTCCCCAAGGCTGCTGGTTGCATTTCCCATACTATAAACAGTTTTGTTCCCTAAATCTTCAAATTTCGTCCCCATTAACGCTACGCCTAATTGTGTAGCTTCAACTTGATTATCCATCCCCTTCAAATCGTTTATGATAGCATAGAAGACATCTGAAGCTGGACGTTGACCCGCTTGGAATTCTTTCCACATTTGCTGTGTTCCTGCTGACATTTTCCCCATTGCTTCAGTTGTAGACTTTGACCCATCTTGAATACGAATCCCATATTCTTTAACCAGGTCATTGACATAATCGAGGTTGTATGCACCGTCTTGAGTTCCATTTTTCAGGATATCTAACATTTGTTTAGAAGTGAAACCAGCTTGTTTGAATAACGGCGTATACTCGGCCAAGTTATCAAGGAATTCATTTGACACATCAAGTCCACCTTGCATACCAACGGTAATGAAGTCCAGTGCTTCTTTCCCTGTCATTCCATACTGTTTCATTAGCTGGTTAGCACCACGAGTCGTTTCACCTAAATCGATATCAAATGTCTTTGATAAAGCTAAAACTCCTTCTGTAACCCCTTGTATTTCTTCGAGTGGTACATCTTCCATGTTTTGCCAAACTTTAACAACTGTTTGGTTAACGTGATCCAAACTATCTCCCCAGCCATTTCTGAAAACATCTTCAGCTACCTTCCCTACATTTTCAGCGCCTTTTTCCGTCAAACCTAATGATGCTTGTATTTGTTTTTGCGAAGAATCGAAATCAACGGCCCACTTTGTAGCAGCAGCACCCGCAACGCCTAGCGCTGGCGTAACTGATCCTGTTAAATTGCCGCCTATATCTTTTGTCGCTTGACCTAATTTACTTAATTTATTACCTGTGTTTTCGGCTTGTGTGGCTTGTTCGCGCATTGAAACATTAGCACGTTCCATTTCTGATCTAAGTTGTGATTCAGCTGTTCTAGCTTGGTTTAACCTTGTTTCTAATTGCGATACTTCCCTAGAATTTTTACCGTATGCACTGACAGCAGCCTCTAATTGTCGCTCTAAATTAGCAACAGACTTTCCAGTCATTTCTAAATTTCTTCTTAAATGGTCTTGAGTACCTGCTAATTTTTGAGCTTCATTACCCGAACGATCTAATTCAGCTCGTTCTAACGCTATTTGAGATTGTAGTCTTCTTGATTCTGTGGCAAGTTCCGATTCTGCTCTTTTTAATTCTTCTAATCTTTGTTTTGATTTACCAGATTCACTATTTCTTTCTGCTTCTGCTCTTTGCGCTTCTCTTAAAGAATTTGTAGTAGTTTTAACTTGATTTGATAAATTAGATTCGGCAAGCATGGCCTTTCTTAATGCTTCTTCAGCCTTTTGAACTTCTCTAGAATTTTCTCCCCACACTTGTTTCGCTCTATTTAATTGGTCAGTAGCTTCTTTAGTTTTCTGTTTAGATAGTTCGTATTGTTTCTGAAGTGTGGACAGAGTAGCGGATAGTTTGTCAGTATCAGAACCAGTCAATTTCATTTGTGATTGAACTAGTTTTAATTCCTGACTTAACGCTCGGTTCTCCTGGTTTATATCCGCTACCCTGTTTTTATAATCGGCTGTATCGGCCCTAAATTTGATTACGGTTTCTTTTGAAGGCGTCGCCACTATTTACCACTCCCCTTTTCCTCCATCGCCGTTTTCCAACCCAGGTACGCGCTTTTATTTTCAGCTATTCTTTGAACATCCCTTAAAGGAAGATTCCAGAAATCATGTTCCGAAATTTCGAAAATGAATACGTAGAGACTATAAATGTCAACCACATATTCAATCTCGAATTTCGGAAGTTTTAAGCCTTTTTTCCCGCTTTTGCTTGGAAACCTTTAGCCATGTTGTTTTTACCTTTACCACTTAGAATTGCACCGAAAATTTCAAACGCTTCTTCCATGTTGATCTCGTATTGCTGCATGAATGTTTCAAAGTCCATATATTCTTTTGGAGTAGCTTGACGATAAGCTGCATAAACAGTTCTAAATGTATCTAATAAGTCGATGTTTTGCATTCCACCAGCGCTGAATAACGTGCTTAAAAATGATTTGTTAATGATGCCTTCTTTTTCTAAATTGAATAATGTCCACGCAGTTAAATTTGCATTTACCGCAACTACCTCACCGTTTGCTAATGTGATATCTTTTTTCATAACGAAATCTCTCCCTTTTAGCTAAAATTAAAAGGCGCCCAATTAAGAGCGCCATACATAGTAAATATTCGTATTTTTTATTAGACTGTAGTCTTTTGAAGGCTTGCAGGATCGAATTTAGTTAACCAATTCGATTCAACTGTTCCCGTTAAATTGATACCTTCGTAATAAAGTTGTCCGTAAGCATCAGGTAAAGCTGTAATTTCTAATTCAAATTCTGCTAATTCTTCAGCACCGTTTTCCACACTCTTGACATACCCAGTAGCAGCAGTACAGTTAGGGAATGCAATTAAACGTTTGTTACCTTCAAAAATATCAGCTTCTTCAGCCACGAACGAGAAATCTTTCCCGATGCTATCAATGCCGTATGCGTAAACATCAGCTACTAAACCATCATTTGTAATGCCGAAAATGTCACGTAATACTTTTAACTGCATATGGCCACTAATTGTAACGGTTAATTGAGAAGGTTTGGATTTTTTCTTTTGAATAACACCACCACATAATTTTGAAATTGATTTAATTTCTGTTTCTGCATCTAACTTACCAACGCAACCAAATGGCTCGGAAACCGTTGCACCTTTAAATAAAACACTTGCATTTTTAATCTCAACCGCATCAAACACATCAATTGTAGGCATTTAATTTCCTCCTAATTTCTTATTAATTTCTTCTATCAGAGATTCATTTAAAACTTCAACAGCTTGTTCAGCTTTTTTATCCACACCATGCTCCATGAAGTTCAAAGGAGATCTCCTTTTACTTGTACCTACACCTAAATCCGGAAACACTAAGTAACTGAATTTAGCTTTAGGTTTAATTCTTAATGTCAAGTTCTCTCTTGTATCTGCACTAAGTGATTTGTATAACTTAGCGTGTGGTTTATCTCTATCTGAAATCGGTATTAAACCCAGGATAGATTTTTCCATAATAGGTGCTATTGTAGAACCTAGTTCTTTGTTAATCACTGTTTCAGCGATATCAGGTAATTGTTTAATGTTATTTTGTAATGCTTCAAATTGCGAGAAGTCCATTGTGTAATTAGCACACATTTTTTATCACCCTCGATAAATCAAACCGAATAACATCCACAAAATACTCAGTATCTTTCTTTCTCATTCGATCTTTAACTGTCTTGCTGCAGCTATGCCCAGTTGGGGACAAAGAATTCATGAATGATAATTGTAATATGTCTAAATCCTCCCTGTTTTCAGAGAAGAAATAGACAATTACATCTTGTTTAAACGTTATTGGGCTAATCCTTTCAAAACCGCCCGTCTCGAATACAACGTGATTTATTTTAGATAAGTCTGCTTCATCTTCCTGGACGGCATCTTGATAAATTCCAGCGCCAGGAAAGAATGCTTCTAGATGTTCCACAAGTTTAGTATTATACTTTTCAATCAACTGTTCCGGATTCATCAAGACCACCTACCTTTTGAAGATATAAGAACAAACTTTTTTTATAACGATCTGTTTTAATAATGCTGTAATTCTCGCCTTGTAAACGGATTGTTAATCTGTCCACATTCTTGCTGTTAAATACAGGTGCATTAAGAACTTCAATTTTTCTATCTAACTGTTCCCCAACACTTTCAGCGAATTGAATATCCACTTCTCGAAAAGACATTTCAGAGAAACGCAACTTAGCAATCTCGATGGGTTTATGTCCTATCACCTTTTTAGCAGCGTTTCTAATAGTTTCCTGCTTCATGACACTGACAAAACCGTCATTAAATGTTTTTCTATGCTGTTCAATTGCCATCAGAAACCTTCCTTTCGTCTAACGCTACTTGGAGTGTCAAACGTGATAATGGTTGGAAAAAGTTAGATTCAAATTGATCTAAAGCATTGTTGTATTCATATCGAATGCGATTTATAACTAACTCACGTGCAACTAAATTGACCTTTAGATCTAGTACAGCGCCTACTAAATCATTAATATAGTAAACGGAACGATCTATTAGCTTTACGATGTCATTGTCTTCTTCAGTCCACGTAATAGCTAGTGCGTGTTTTACATCATCAAGTAAATCAAAAGGTGACACTAAGGTCACCTCTGATTGGTTATTCTCCATTAAGGATCACTCCTTATTCTCCTGCTGGCGGTTTTACCGTATTAGGATCAACTAAACCAGTAATATCGTAAACTAAGAATGAATCGTTACGATCAGCACGACCGTTAGCATACATTTTAGCGATGTATAAATCTTCGTCTTCAATAGCGCGAGTTTGGTCGTACACATCTAAACGTTGTGCTCCACCTAATCCTAAGAAGTAATCTTTCGCCATACCTACAACCATTTTCCCTTTGTCGACAGCATGAGATTTGACAATAGAACCAGGGATTGGAAGAACATTATAAGCATAAGTTCCATCAGCATTAGGACGTGTAGTATAACCGTAAATTTTAGCCCAGTAATCTACAGGGTTAACGATTAACATTACATCATCAGGATTTCGTTTACCATCACGAGTAAGTAACGCCATGATGTTTCCTAATGTGTAAGGTGAAAGGTCTTTTAAAACTCCCGTTACAGCTTTATCAGCATGTTCACCGTTTGTAACGTTCAATAAATCTTTCGTCATACCGATAGGTTGATCTTTACCAGTACCTTTAACGATAGCTACTTCTAAAGCGATTTTTAAAGATTCAACTAATACTGTACGAACGTAACGATCTAACCAAGTCGGCCCAAGGTCAAGCATCGCTTTACATACAGGCATGAAAGCAGATAATTTATATTGAGTGATATTGATTGTTTCGAAACCTTCGTCAAGTAATTCTTTATGAGCCTGGCATAATTTACCCCAGAATGCTGTTTGAATATCACCCTTTTTAAGAATCCATTCAGTTAAAGCTCCTACGTTCACAAAGTTGATTTTAGATAGTAATTCGTGAGAACCAACTAAATCTTCGAATACTCTTTCAATAACAGTTGGTGGCACTAATGCTTCAGTACCTGCAAAAGAGTTTCCAGCAATTACTTGGTTGTAATATTTTGTTTCTTGGCTAGTTAAAGCTCGTCCGCCACGTGCAGCTAGGATAGCTTGGTCGCTAGATTGTACAGAAGCTTGTTGTA